ATGGAACAAACTTAAATGAGATTGCACTTAACACTTTAGGTGGAACAATTGCACAAGCACAAATTGATGATGCTGCAATTTCTACTGCAAAACTTTCTGATAACGCAATTACAACTGCGAAAATTTCAAACAAAAACGTAACACAAGCAAAAATCGCTGATGATGCTGTTGGTCCAGACCAACTTTCTAATACTGCTGTAACAGCAGGAGCTTACACTGTTGCATCAATTACTGTTGATGCTCAAGGTAGGATTACATCTGCAGCATCAGGCTCTGCAGGAGCAGGCTTTACTTTAAACGTTGTAGGATTGGGACCTGGTAGTGGAACTTACACTCAAAACACTGCAAATCAATGGATAGCTTATGCTGCTTCTGGAGGAGGAGGTGCAGGATCTGGTAATGACCGAACCCCTTTAAGAGGTGGAAGTGGCGGTAATGGAGTGCTTGGAGTTTTTACAGGAAACTTTAACGCACCGTCATCAGTACCTTACTCAATTGGTGCTGCTGGTAATCCAGGACCGTATCCTGCTGGTCCAACAGGCACTCCTGGTGGTACCGGAGGTACAACTGCTGTTGGAAATTTATTTAGCGTCAGTGGTGGAAATGGCGGTAATGGAGCTGTAAATAACAGTAATGGTAATCCTGGTAGTGCTGGAGCTGTAAATACAGGAACTGCAGATTATTCTACATCTTCTCCAAATTCCTTTGGGGGAAATGTTTTAGGTGTTGAACTTCCTCTAGGAGGGCCAGGAGCACAAACTGGAAACACTGATGGCCCAGAAGGTGGTCGGGGTGGTTTAATTTTTTATGACAACAGAAGTTAATAGATAAGGAACAAATAAATTATGAAATATTTAATATTTAGAGATAAAAATTTTATAACAATGACTGCACACGAGTCTGTTAAAGATAAAATATTAACTATTGAACATAATTCATGGGCTTTACCAGTATCCGACGAACAGTATAGAGATTTTGGAGAAAATAATTATTGGACATTAAATGCGGATAATAGTGCTATTGTTATAAATAAAGTTTATCAAAATCAAGGAACTGTAACAGTTTCTGATCCTGAAGAAGCTAGACAAATATTTAAAAACCATATTAATCATTTAAAAACTAGTTGTGAAATCTATAAAGAAAGTAATCCAGGTTTAGAAAGTTTAATTTCTTTTTTAGATACTATTGATACTTCAATAGTAAGTTCTATTACCGACACCACTAACTTAACACATATTATTTACAGTTTACCTGGTTGCCCACAAATTTATTTTTACGAAACATATTCAGTTGACTTTTTAAGTTAGTTTTTATACAAAGTTTTTTACAATGCTGTTAAAAAACTATATTAAAGTTTATGATAATTGTTTACCTTTAGAAAACATAAGTACTCTAATTCAATGGGCTAATAAAAAAGAAATTTCAGAAAAAGGCAGAGTAGGAAATGCCCAAGTAAATGAAAATATAAGAAAAGTAAAACTTTCTAGTTTTATGGACTGGAGCTCTAAAGAAAAAACTAAAATTCATTGGTGCAATTATTTACAATACATTTTTAGTAAATATTTAGATGAATATTCAAAAAAAATTTATCCTCACAATCAAAAGTTAGCAGATAATATAATACAAATTGATTTATTAAAATATGAAGAGGGAGGTTTTTATATGCCCCATGTAGATCATTATGGAAATAGTCCTAGAACAATTTCCTTTATTTTAATCCTCAATAATGATTATGAAGGAGGTGAGTTAGAATTTTGCAATCCAAACACTGGAGAATCTTACAAAAAAATAAAAGGAACACCAGGTAATTTAATTGTTTGGCCAAGTAATTTTTTATATTTGCACAAAGTTAATTCAATTAAAAAAGGAACAAGGTATTCGATTGTAGCATGGGCATTATAAGAAAAGATTTTAAATATAAATTAATAAAAAATTTTCTTACTCCAGAGGAGTTAAGTATTGGAGTTAGTTTTTATAATTTAGAACATAAAAAAAATATTACATCATTTGATACCAGACAAAATAACAATGGAGATTCTTTTTTTGGAGGTGATAGTTTTACTGAAACTTTTATGACTAGAAAATTAAAAAAAATGCAAGAAGAAACAGGTTTAGAACTTTTACCAACTTATGGTTACACAAGAGTATATACTTTTAACGCAGAATTAAAAAAACATAAAGACAGACCTTCTTGTGAAATTTCAACTACTGTTATGTGGGATAGTGATGGAACTGAATGGCCTATTTATATGGATGGAATTCCTATACAGATGCAGAAAGGAGATGCTGTAATTTATCTTGGAATGGAAATAGAACATTGGAGAGAAAATTTTAAAGGAGATTTTCATATACAATCTTTTTTACATTATGTTGATAAAAACGGACCTTATTCAGAATATGAATGGGACAAAAAAGATGCAAGACACAATGCATTAGTAATATGAGTGAAAAAAAATATCAAATAAAAGATTGGATTGGAAGTTTTGACAATTATCTTGATCCTAAAATTTGTGATTTTTTAATATCTTATTTTGAAAAACACAAAAATAGTTTAGCTTTTGATAGATTCTCAACTGAAAAAGCACCAAAAACAGAAAAAAATGATTTATGTCTAGGTATATCAAAATTTAATAATTGGTTTAAGGAAATGAGTATACTATGTGATGCTGTGACAGAGTGTTTAAATTTATACGAAAGAGATACCAATGTTATAAAATATTGTAATTTATCAGAACTACATTTTACAGATATTAAGATACAAAAAACTGTTCCAACTGGAGGTTATCATTCGTGGCATACTGAAAGAAGTTACATTAATAATTTATGTACTAGAGTTTTAGTTTTTACTGTATATTTAAATGATATTAACGAAGGCGGAGAAACAGAATTTTTATTAATGAAACAAAGAGTTAAACCAGTAAAAGGAAGAATATCTATCTTCCCAGCTTATTTTCCTTTTGTTCATAGAGGCAATCCACCTTTACAAGAAGATAAATATATTGTAACTTCTTGGTTATTAAATAATAGGTAATATGAAAATAATTTATAAAAAAGAACACATTGAACTAACATTTACATGGAAAGAAATTTTGAGAATTATTTTTAAAAAACATATAAAACTCAACAAAAAATCTTGTTATACTTTTGGAAGTCTTTTAATGAATATAGTCTGTGAAATGACCAATAAGTATGGGGATGCCAAAAAACATGGAATGATAGAAAGTCCTGTTGAGGGCAATCCAATAGATTTATAAATACCAGTATGGTATAATTCCCTATGCCATTAACAAATGTACAGATTAGACCAGGATTTAATAAACAAGTAACCGCAACAGGAGCTGAAGGTCAGTGGACTGATGGTGATTTTGTTAGATTTCGATATGGACTTCCAGAAAAAATAGGTGGATGGCAGCAGATTACTTCTAAAACCTTAGTTGGTGCTGTGCGAGAACAATTGGTTTGGGCTGACTTAGATGGACGTAGATACGCAGCATTAGGTACCAACAAAGCTTTATTTATATATTACGAAAGAGCTTTTTACGATATTACTCCTTTAGATACTGCGATTACGGGAATTACTTTTGATACTACAGATACTTCAGCTACAGTTACTGTAAACAAGGTAGCTCATGGATTATCTGCAGGAGACTTATTTACATTTACATCGGTGACAACACCTGGCGCAGGATATGTAGCAGCAGACTTTGAAACAAATACTTTTGAAGTAGTGACTGTTCCAACAAACGATACTTTTACAATTACGATGGCATCGGCTGCAACGGCAACTGTTTCTGCGGCAGGTGATGCAACGGTTAACCCATACATTAAACCAGGACCACTAACACAAAGTTATGGTTATGGTTGGGGTACTTCAACATTTGGTGGAGCAACAGGAATTATTTCTACTTTAGACGGAGCCTTGTTAGATGACACGAACGGAACTGGAGGTGTAGGGACTTCTATCACACTTACATCTACAACTAGTTTTCCAACCTCTGGCACAATTAAAGTCGGAGCAGAATTTATTTCTTACACTGGAATATCTGGTAATGACTTAACAGGAATCACAAGAGATGTAGCAGGAACACGATCAGCTCACTCTGACGGAGCATCAGTAGAGTTTTATACTGCATGGGGAGAAGCATCTACTTCAACAACCGTATTACTCGATCCTGCATCATGGTCGTTAGATCACTTTGGACAAAAATTAATTGCAACTGTTAAAAATGGAAAAACTTATTATTGGGATCCAATTGAAGCATCAGCTTCTGCTTTACAAACAAGAGCTTCAGTTGTAAGTGGAGCACCCACACGATCGGTCATGTCTATAGTATCTGAAAGAGATAGACATTTAATTATACTTGGAACTGAAACTACAATTGGTAGTGAAAACACACAAGATAAAATGTTTATTAGATTCTCTGATCAAGAAGATATATCTGATTACACACCAACATCAATAAACACTGCGGGTACATTTAGATTAGATTCTGGAGTTAAAATTATAGGAGCAGTAAAAGCTAAGGACTACATTTTAATTTTAACTGATACTTCTGCTTATGTGATGCAGTTTGTTGGTCCACCGTTTACGTTTTCTATTAGACAAGTAGGAAGTAATTGTGGTGCGATTGGGCAACATGCTATGAAATATGTTAACGGAGCTGTCTGGTGGATGGGTCAAGCAGGAGGATTTTTCGTGTTCGATGGTACAGTTAAATCAGTGCCATGTTTAGTAGAAGATTTTGTGTTTACAAATAAAGGAGATAATCTTGGAATTAATTATAATGCAGGTGAACAAGTATATGCTGGTTTAAATCATTTGTATGAAGAGGTAAGTTGGTTTTATCCAAAAGATGGATCAACAGAACCAGATAGAGTGGTAACTTATAATTATGTTGAGAATACTTGGACGACAGGAACATTAAATAGAACATCCTGGCATGATTCAACTTTATATGACAATCCATATGCAACCGAGTTTAACGGATCAGGGATACCAAGCTTCCCGATAATACAAGGTGTAACAGCTGCTAATGGTGCTTCAACATATTACGCACATGAAATAGGAAACAATGAAGTAGATTCAGCTGGAAATAAAACAGCAATACCTGCATTCATACAGTCTGGAGATTTTGATTTAGCTATTGAAGGTGATGGTCAAATGTTTATGTCTATGAGAAGATTTGTACCTGATTTTAAATTATTAACTGGCAATGCTGAAATTACAATTAGATTGAGAGATTATCCAACAGACACCGCAGCATCTTCACCTTTAGGTCCATTTATAATAAATAGCTCTACAGATAAAGTAGACACTCGAGCAAGATCACGTTTTGCTAGTTTAAGAATTGCAAATACATCCACAGATGAAAATTGGAGATTTGGAACATTTAGAGCAGATATACAACCAGATGGTATGAGGGGATAATGGCTAAAGTAGATATT